TATCGGCAGAAAAAGAGACAATTTCGCCCTCATTGTCATGCGTGACAATCCGTCTATTATCGACGGAAGAAAGTCTCTCAACGCCCCGGACCGCATCGTGCATTATTACGACATCGTTCATGTCGAACAGGCGAAAGGATTGAGATATGAACAGATGGTGGACCGATTTATCGCCCTTTCGGGACATCAAGAGATTTCTAACAACTACGACCTGTTGATTGACGGCACGGGAATCGGGGACGCCGTGGTTGAGAGGCTACGCGATAAAGGCTTGTATCCGATACCAATAATATTCACCGGCGGCGAGCAGGTACACGAGGTCGCCGAGGAGATAGGCCGAGTATTCGGCAATGTTCCAGGTAAGCTCTCAGCCATGCATACGGTTAAAGAAATCCGCGTACCAAAGCAGGACATGATAGACGCGGGAGTTCTGCTCATGCAACAGGACCGCGTTCATCTTGCCGTCGGTCTTCCCCTTGCCGATGAGGTAGAACGGCAGATAAACGCCTTCAAGGGTAATGTAAACAAGCGAACCGGAAACAAAAAGTATGAGGCGGACGAAGACGAGATACACGATGATATCACCGTCTGTTATCTCATGAGCGCGTGGTGGATCCTCCGCGGCAGAAAGGATAGCGAGGTACGGGAGCGGGCGCTACCCATGGAACAGCACACCAGCGTCGCATACGAGCCGTTTGATTATATGTAGGAGGCAGCGGGTAGCGAGAATAGCGGAATCGAGTATCAAGACGCTCCTGGAAATACGGAGCGATCTTGCCGAACAGCGGCAGCCGAACGAATCAACGTATCGAGAAATAGCCGAGAACGTTAATCCGGATATGGGCGATTGGGGCGACAACCAGGAACCGGGCGGGAAGACGCCGGATTCGGGGAAGTATCGGTACGACAGTACGGCCATGAACGCGTCGAGCCTTACGGCCGACGGCGTGCAGGGGTACGCATTTAGTCGCAGTAATCCATGGTTCCGCATCGAACAAGAGGGAAGCGAGAAGGACCGGCGCGACAGTTCGCGCGGGTTCCTACAGATAGCCGAACGGCAGATGTACAAACAGCTTAATCGTTCCAGCTTCTACGACGAAGGGAGGCTCCTGACCCGCTCTATCATGGACTTCGCCACGGGAATCATGTTCCGGGAAGAGATGGTAGAGGCCGCCCTTCCTGTGTACCGCGCCCTGCATCTTAAGCGGTGCCTTATAGGCGAATCGATGTACGGCAATGTGGATATCCTTGTACGCGACTTCTGGTTGACCCCACAGGACGCGGCGAAAGAGTTCGGCGAGGACGCCCTTCCGCAACGCATCAAGGACGATAGGCAGAACAACAAAGTAAAGCGCTGGAAGTTTCAGCAGTTTATCTTTCCCCGCGACCTCTTCGATCTGGACATAGAAACGCCCCCGGGAAAAGAGTTCGTGTCCATCTATCTCGCCGACTGCGAACCGTACACTGCGGTACAGATACACGGGTACGAGACAAAGCCTTTCTTCGTCGTACGGTTCGCGAGGTCCTACGACGGCGGAGCGTGGGGAAGCGGCAGCCCCGGCATGTTGCAACTCGCCAACATCAAGCAACTCAACGGAATTCTTAAGGATCGACGGCGGCTGTCCCAGAAAATTGCCTCGAATCCCATAAAGGCCACCGAGGGCATGTACGGCAAAATCAACATGACTCCCGACGGCGTGTCCTACGTCCCCCCCGGCCAGGACTTCACGACCATACCCCCGACCGGCTCCCTCAGGGAATTGGATACGGACATCGCCGACTTACGCCGGGCGATAAACGAAGCCTACCACGTGGATTTTTTCTTCCTGTTGTCGCAGAACATCGAGCGAATAAAGACCGCAACCGAGGCGAGCGGGATACAGGGAGAGAAGGCGGCGATGCTGGCCGCGTTCTTCGGTCGGTTCGGGTACGAGTTCCTTGAGCCGGCGCTTGAGGACCTGTTCATGCTCGAACTGAAAGCCGGGCGGCTGCCCCCGCCCCCTCCGGAGTTACAGGGGAAGGACATCAAGATTGATTTTATCTCGCCCCTGTACCAGCTGCAGAAACAGTATTTGCAGCTGAACAGCACCCGGCAGGCGCTCGCGGAGATCGCGGCGCTCGTCGAAATGCAGGTCAGCGCCGGCCTCTACCCGGACGCCCTGGACCGCGTACATATCGACAATTACATCGACATCATCGCGGAAACGTTCAACATGGACCGGACCGTTGTCCGGGAAATGGCTGACGTTGAGAAGATGCGAAAGATACGGGCGCAACAGAACGCGGCGGCTATGCAATTCCAGGTGGAGGCAGCAAAACAGAAGATGCAGAACGACCGGATGAAGGCCATCGCTGACACCGTGAACAAGACCAAGGACCTGACCCCGGAGCAGGCGGCGCAAATAGCGGGAGGCGCGGGTAGAAAATCCTAGAATATTAAACCCCGACGATATCTACAGCATGGAGCGGACGCGACTAATATTCCAAAACGTGTTCTGCCATCATGTGGACGGACCTATGGTGCTCGCGATTATCCGCAATCGCCTGGGGGCAAACTGTTATGACGGGAACGGCATAAAGCCGGACCTTATAGCCTTCGAGCACTGGTTGTTGAATCAAATTGGCGTGAAACATCACGAGAACATCATCGAGGAAACCAGGGCCATGTTGAAGGCGACGAATGACAACGATTTACGCGAAGCGCGTAAGAACCTGAACAAGACGGAGGAAGAGGAGAATGCTTAGACAAGTGTTTCGGATTTTTTTTGAACCTGACGGAAAGACCGGTGGCGATCCCCCGGGATCGGCTCCGGCGGCGGAGGGCGACTCGAAGGAAACGACCGAGTTTCGTATGCCCAAGTTCGGATCACAGCTTTCCCCGGAACTCCGGGAAAAGTACAAAAAAGAACTGCACGAGTACGCCGATAAATCGCTGAACGATGTATGGACGGATCTTGTGGATTCCCAAACGAAGCTGTCCCGGGCGCTTATCATCCCGGACAAGGACGGAGACCCGGAGCGGTTCAAGGCCGACACGAAGGCGTTTATGGCAAAAATGGGCATCCCCGAGACGCCCGACGGGTACGAGTTGAAGTACGACAAGAAAATTCTCGCGGACGAGGCGTTCATCAAGTCTTACCGCGAGAATGCGCTCAAGCGCGGGCTTACGAAGACTCAGGCGCAGGCCGGGCTCGCCGACCTTGAGGCGCTTGCCAAACAGGGACTTGAGGCCATCAAAAGGAGTCGGGACGACGCGGAGAAGGGGCTTGTGCCGAACCTGAGGAAGGCCCTCGTCGTGAATGGCGACGAGAAAAAGGCGGAGAAGGACGCGGACGCCGTGATGAACCTTGCCAAGAAGAATCTCGTACGATTCGGTGCCAGGAGTGGGGATACCCTGCAAAAACTTGCGGACAGCGGTCTTATGTTCGACCATAACTTCATTATGGAGCTCGCCGAACACGAACGGGCAATGGCCGACGCTAAATTCATCGACGGAAACAAGCCTGACGACAAGAGCGCCGTCTCCAAGGGCGGCGGCATCTATGGGAAAAATTACTCGAAACAATTCACCGACCAATACGGAGGTAAACGCTAATGGGATTACTTGACGAAATTAAAAGCCAGATACCAGCAAAGTCGGATACGACGCCGGACGATTCACCGCCGCCGAAGGACGACCAGCCTACCAACGAGAAAAAAACGATGTTCGACTATGGCGACGAGTTTCGAAAAATGTACGGCGACAAAAAATAGGTATTGACAGAAAGAAAGAAGTCAGTACAACGGACAGTAATTGACCGTGTTACGGTATAGGCGGAAGCCTTCCGTTGCACGCCGAGAATAGACCAGTAAGCCCGTCCCGTGAAACCGAGCAGGGAGTAGAGGGGACAACCGAGTCTGGGGACAGGACGGCGCACAAAAAACGAAAGACACTCCGCGCAAAATTCAAATTGAGAGAGGTACAGCATGAGTACGTTGACCGCTTATGCCAGCATGACTCTCGCCGAGGCGAACAAGCGCGCGAATTTTGACGACGCCGCTGCCGTCTTAGGCGAGCTGGCGAAAACGATAGATGTCCTTGATGTCATGGTCTGGAAGCCCACGACTCACGGGGACTATAACAAACAGTTCCAGGCGACCCGCTTGGGAACCGGCGCCTTTGCCAAGGCAAACGCTCCCATATCCACCATCAGTTCCAGCGGCGACACCATCGACGAACCGGTGAAGCTCTACGAGGGCGAATCACAGGTAGATGACCGGATCATTAAAGGGACCACGAATCCCTATGCCGTCCGGGACTCGGAGGACGCGATGAACATGGAAGGCGCGTTCCAGGACTGGGCGTATAACCTGTTTTACGCGAACGAGGGAACCTATCCCGACAAGTTCCGCTCTCTTGCCAGACGGCGCGCGAGCCTTGGCACGTATTGTATCGGCAATTCCGGCACCGGATCCGACCTGACCAGCGCGTGGACTCTGGAAATCTCACCATCGGGTTTTCATCTGGCGTATCCGGAAAACTCCGGCACACCCGGCTTTACGAACACCGACAAGGGTTTGCAGCGCGTCACGGCTCCCACGGGAACGGGACAGATGTATGCATGGTGCCGCCTGTTCGAAATATGGGCCGCCATCGTCCTGCGCAACGAGCGGGCGCTTATCCGGTATTGCAACATCGAGAGCACGGGGGACACAAATACGTTCAGCATCAGCAACTATATACGGTACGTCAAAGCGCGGCTACAGAGCGGCGGACGGAACGCGTTCGTCTTCATGAACCGGACCCTGAAAGGCCAGCTTGAGGCTAAGGCATACGAGGATACGAAAAACGGCGCGTTGACCGTAAAAGAAATCGAGGGATACGGACCCGTAACGTACATAGCGGGAATCCCCATCAGGATGCACGAAGGCATCACCGATGCCGAAGACGCCCTGACGGCATAAGGAGGCAATCCATGAGAGACGCATTACACGATTTCGGCGTTATGGCAGCCGCCACCAAGGACACCGCTGTCAAGAGCATCACCGCGGGAAACTGCGTGGACTTTGGAACGCTCGGAGTCCGACCCGCGTTTCAT